AGCAGCAGACCCGAGCGCGGCGGCCGCAGACTGTACATCTGTGACCCCGCCGAGCATGCCCTGCACGAGACCCTCAGCAGTGAACCCACCGAGCTCGGACATGACTCGCGACGGCGAATGGATCCCGAGAACCTGCTTGAACGTGGATTCCATGACCTTCGCCAGGTTGGCGATAGCGGACTCAACGTTCTTCTGCTTGCCCTCGAGACCCTTCACCACACCGTCAGCCGCGGCGGAGCCTCCCTTGTAGAAGCCCTCCGTGACGTACTGGCCGGCCTGGTTGGCGTACTTCTCGTAGTCGTTCCAGGCACCCAGGTACGACTTACGTTCAGCGGCAGTGGCGCCGATGAAGCTGTCGGCCATGTTGGAGCCCTCTTCGACCCCGGCCTGCGCGATCTCCTGCACGATGGAACCGGGGATGCCGAGCTCGACGAGCTTCTTCAGCTTCCCAGCGAACGCCTTCATTCCGGCGACGTCCATCTTCATGGACTTCGCGGCCTGCCCCAGGTTCGACTGGGACTGCCACTGACCGCCGACTCGGGTCTGGAACGTGCCCACATCCAGGTCACGACCACCGAGCAGCGAGGACGCAACCGAGTCCTTGATGCCCTTCAGCTCGGTCGCCTTGTCCTGCGCCTTCTTCAGCCGGTTGTCGATCCGTTCAGCCTGCGCGTACAGGCTGCGGAGGTTCGCTTCGAACTTCCGAGCCGACGAATTCGCACGCGACCGCGAACCACGAGACAAGTCCTGATTCGAACCCAAGTCATACAGGCGGTCGACAGCCGAGTAGCCGCCAGACAGACCACCGGTCACCTGGTCACGAATGTTGCCGCGGCGAAGATCCACACGCAGATCCGTGCGGAGATCGTTCACACGTGCGCGGCGTTCGCGCTCCTCCTTAGCCTTCTGTTCGGCAATGCGCTTCGCTTCCTTGGCTGCACGCTCGTCGTCCTTGGCCTTCTCTTTCGCGGCTTTGAGGGACTTCTTCGCCGCAGCCAGTTCGTCCTCAGCGGTCCGCACACGCCGAGTAGCGGTAGCTTTCGCGGACTTCGACTTCGCGTCCTGCTTCGCACGACGGGCAGCCTTGAGACGGTTCTCTGCCGAATCGACAGACGACTGCGCCGACGCGATGCCGCCCTTCGCCATTGGCATGGCGCCGGGCATGCGGGAGATCGCTTCCATCATGATCTTCCACGACCGCCGGGAACCATCGAGTGGAATGAACGCCTCGTCGACGTCCATGCGGTCACCGACGATGCGCCAGGTGTTGGGCCTGACCATCTCGGCGATGTTGTTGTGGACTCCGCCTGCGGCCATCGGCATCAGGTCGATCCCGCCGAAGTAGTTGGGTTCCCACTGGTTCAGGCTCCCCGGCTTCTTGCTCCGGTTTCTGTTCGGGTTGAGCAGGTTCTCCGGCATGTTCTTGATGCCGTTCTTCGGCTCGTTGACGTTGAAGTGGACCTGCACGGTGACGCTCTTCGGGATGTCGTCGACCGCGCCCTTGGTGGTCTTTGCCTGCTCTTCAGCCGCGTCGGACATCCATGTTTTGATCGACACATCATCTGGGATGCCGAGTACCTTTCGAGCCATGTCTTTGGCCTTCTCGCCCGACAGCCCGAACTGCTTACCCGCCGAAACCAGGTCGTCATAAGTGCGTTGCAGGTGCTTCTGGACGTCTTCCTGGGATGCCCCGTTCTCAGCCATCGCCTCCGCGGCATCACGTCCAGCATCGGCAATGTCGAAAAGTGCGTCCTGGTTATTGCGGCCTTTCTCGGTGGTGATATCGAGAGTTCGACCGTTCTCCTTCACGGCTTCGTTGATGCCGTCGATTGCTGCCTCGTACGACGACATGGCTTCCATCTCGGACTGCTGGATGATGCCTAGAGACAGGAGGCCCTCGAGCATTTCGGCCAAGCCGCCGGCCGCCTCGTTGGCAGCACCGCCGACGCCGCTGATAGCACCAGCGGCCGCATCGGATGCGCCTGATACGGCAGCGAGAGCGGGCGGCATCTCGCCAGTCATCATCCAAGCGAGGAGTTCCTGTTCGGATAGCGCGTACTTGGCGTCATTTGCGATGCCCTGGTAGTGCTTCTGCAGCTCGGGGAATACCGCCATTGCGTCTTCGGCCGCATAGCCCTGAGCAACGAACTGATCGGCAACGCGTTTGAACGTTTCTGCGGCCAGGTCCATCGATCCGGAATCAGCCATGTTGGCTGCAGCCTGATCAATTTCGTCGAACTGGTTCTTTACCTTGTCGAGGTTGAAGTGTTCGTTGATCTTGTCGCCGACACCCCACAGGAACTCTTCGTTCATGTACCGGTTGAAGCCGTCACCCTTGTACATGAGGCTGTCGATTGCGTCACCGAGTCCGTCGACGCCTTTGACGAGCTCAGTGCCGTCCTTGCCTTGGAACAGTTTGTCGATGGCTTCACGGGCCACATCCGACTTGCCTGCGGACTCGATTAGAGCCTGCGTGACGTCTTCGATTCCCTGCACGGCAGGCTTCGTGGAGACGGCGTTGTACGACGCGGCAGCGCCTTCCAGGAGCACCCAAGCGCCAGCGGCAAGACCGGCGGCCTTGGCGATGCCAGTCAGCGCGGCCTTGGTTTTCCCGCCTGCGCCGACGATCGAAAGTACCTTATCCAAGCTCTCGGACTTCGACCGGAGCGTGTTGACTGCCTCAATGGTTTCGGCGATGCGTGGCGCGAGCACGAGGAATCCGCCGCCAGCTAGGGAGGCTGCACCGACGAGGCCGCCGAGAGCTCCGCCCATCTGGAGGATCGGCTCTGGGGCCGACCCGACGAGTCCAATGAAACCGCTGAGCAGCTCCATTGCGCCGGTCACCATAGGAGCGAAAGTGCCGCCGATAGTGATGGCGGTGTCTTTGATGGTGTTCCCGGCCATTTTCAGCCTTGAGGCATCGGTGTCGTAGCGCTTGGCCGCTTCCATGGCCAGCGCAGCACCGCGCTCGTACTCGTCATTGCCCATCTTGAGGGCTTCCGTGAGCACGTCGCCGGAGGCGGACAGGCGCAGTAGTGCGTCGGATTCGCGGATGCCGGTGATGCCGAGGTCGGAGAGAGTCTTGTTGACGTTTTCGCCATTCGCCTGAGCGCGACCAAGTCCCTGAATGAACAAGTCGAGGGCGCCGCTGGCATCGTCCTTCCATGCGGCGGAGAATTCGCTGGTGGACATTCCCGCGATGCGAGCAAACTCGGCCATGGAATCTCCGCCATCAGCGACGGAATTGCCCACTTTCTTCATGACCATGGAGATGGCTGTGCCGCCAGCCTCAGCCTCAATTCCGACCGAAGATAGTGCAGTGGACAGGCCGAACACGTCACCCTCAGTGAGGCCAGCTTGTTTTCCGGCACCGGCAATGCGCATCGACATTTCCACGATTTCGCGCTCAGTCGTGGCGAAGTTGTTGCCCAGGCCGACGACGGAGGCACCCATCTTGCCGAAGTCCTTCTGGCTGGTGCCCATGATGTTTGCCAGGCGGGCGAGAGAGGTGGCGGCTTCCTCTGCGGAGAGGTTCGTGGACTCGCCCATGTCGATCATCGTTTTCGTGAACGACACAACGTTGTCGGTCTTGATCCCTAGCTGTCCAGCTGCCTCAGCGACGGCGGCGATCTCCTCATGAGTGGCGGGGAGAGTCTTAGCCAGATCACGCAAGCCTGATTCCACGGCGGCCAGCTGCTTCGGGGTTCCGTCAACCGTTTTGAGCACACCCGTCCACGCCGACTCCCACGACATGGTCGCTTTGGTAGCGAGGCCAAGAGCACCGACAACCACTCCACCGAAGGCCGCAAGACCAGTGCCGACGGTCGTCATTTCCTGGCTGTACTGCTGAGCCGCTTTCATGGCCTTGCCGGTGCCAGTGGTGGACTTATCCCAGGCAGTCTCTGTCTTTTGCGCGGCGTCCGTGGCGGCTTTACCGGCAGCAGCCATGTCGGCCTTGAAGGCGTCAACCTTCGCCGCAAGTACGACCCTCACCGAGCGCGACTCAACCATGGCAGTGGCCTCCTATATAATTTGGGGACTACATCGGGGATTTGTTAGAGAAAAGGTGGCAACCATGGCCGATAAGGCTGGCCGCACAAAGGGCTCAACGACGCTGTTCCTACTGGCAGTCGCGATCTTCTTGTTCTGCACATTCGTGGCAATTTCAGGCGGCACCAGCGGGATATTCCTCGTGGGTCTACTAGTGACCATTGCCGTGGTGCTCACGGGCGCTGTGGTCCGCGCAATCGAGCAGAAGGGCGAGGCGCAGTGAGGCCCGCGCTTGGACAGATAGCTGTCTTGCTTGTCCTGCTGATCGTGATTGCAGCGATCATCGCTGGCATCGTTTTCGGCATCGTGAAGCTCGCGAAGTACATGCGCCGGCGCGAAGCCGATCGCCGCGAGATGCTTGACATCGTGCGTGAGCAGAATCGGCGCGACCAGTAATCACTCGTCCTTGACGACGTATGTCTTTTCCCCGTCTTCCGGCTTGCGGTCTAGGCGTCGGAACTCGTCGAGTTCCGCGCAGGCCATGCAGTTCACACGCCGAACCTCGTAGTCGTGTGCGTGCTTTCCGGTCGTGAGTGACATCGGCTGCCCGCATCCCTGGCATAGGTCCGCCTCATAAAGGGTGAGCGCAAGAGCGAATGCCCGATCCGTGCTGGACCACTTCTTGCCCGGCCGCCGTTCCCCGCGCAGCACAGACACAGGTTCACCCCATGCCCGTGCTGTGCGGGTCTGCGTCAGAGAACTTAGTCCTCGGCCTTCGGCCCAGGCTTCTGCGATTTTGGGACGAAGTCGCCCGGGTCGGTGGAGGTGAGTTCGTAGAACGCGCCGTACAGTTTGTTCATCTGCGGCTCGCCCAGACCCTCCGACACGTCACGCATCTGCTCAGGCGTGAACGCACGTTCGCCCGTGTCGGTGACGATCGCGTGAGAGAGAACGTGCAGGCCAGCTTCCTTGCTGAGGATCGCGTTCGACGCCTTGGACGCCGCACTGCGAACTGCTTCCTTGATCTCTTTAGGGTCGGCCACTTCAGCGCGCCGGCACTCTTCTCGTGCGTACCCGGCGGCGTCCTTCGCGGCCTGGTCGGCGCGTTCCGCAGCGGCCTTGCGTGCCTCTCTGCCGATCTTCTCGACCTGCTCCTGCGCGAGAGCCTTAACAGTGAACTCGACTGCAGAGCCCTCGAGCTCGGCCTGCAGTCGGTCGCGCTTCTCGATCAGTTCCGCCTTCTCGGCGCCAGCGGAGAGTGTCTGCTCCTCACCTTCAGTCTGGCTTTCGAGCAGTTCGAGGTCCTCCTCGACGCCGGACAGTTCGCCAGCGAGATCGGCGGCCAGGAAGATCGTCACCTTCTTCTGGGCGGTGCGGATGCCAGCAATGAATGCATCGGGATTGAATGCCATTTTCTATTCCTCCATGTGAAAGTTGTGGGGTCTCCATGAAGGTGGTGAACCTGTGGGGCCGGCCATGGAGAAACCGACCCCACAGGGGTCTAGGTGTGATCCGAAGATCAGGGGGTAGTGCCGGCAACGACGCCGTGCAGTTCCATGTCCTGGAACGCTGCGGTGACCTTGCGCTTCACGTAGCCGGTGCGGTCGACGTGCTGCGGGTTGTCGGCGATGCCGTGGAAGTACTCGTACTCGTCACCGGCGGCCCAGTCCTCGGTGGAGGCCTTCGAGGTTTCGCGCTGAACGAGGTACACCTCGGTGCCCTTGAACTTCACGGCCTCATAGGCCTTGCCTGCGTCCGAGGTCAGATCGAGCTTGTGCTCGTCGTCGTAGTTGAGGAAGAGGGTGAACTCGATGGTGCCGTTCGATGCGCCCCAGGTGGAGGCGTTCCCTTCCTGGCACAGGGCCTTCTCGTCAACGGACTCGGAGGTCGCGGCGCCGACGTTGTAGTCGCCGGCGACAATCGCGCACGACGCCTCGATACCAGCAGTGAGTTCTTCGAGGGTGATCGCCTTGGGGTCTGCGGGGGCCTTGGGGAGGATGGTGACCTTGGTCTTTCCATCTGCGAGAGGTGTGGGCATGATTACTTGCCTTCCTGTTTGTTGACGACCTCAACGACTGAGGCGACATTGGGGGTGGGTGTGTTGCGTTCCCGGTCCTGTCGCTTCTGGACAGGCGTGGGCGAGAGGGTGTCTGCGAAGACTTGGAAGTGCGATTCGGGCACCTTGTGCGGGAGTTTTTCCCCGGTGCGTCTGTCGTAGGCGTTCTTGAAGTGGTCGAAGGTTTCGGCCATGTCGACTCCGTTTCTGGGCATAGAAAAAGCCCCGGGGTGCGCCGAGGCTTATGACTTCTCCGTCGATATGTCAGTGACGACGGATAGAGTGGGCGATTATCAATGAGGGGAGGTGAAATGAGCAGCGGTTTTAATAAACGTGATTTCGACAAACTGGCAAAAGATATCGAGAAGCAGGCAAAGAAGAAGCTTCCCGAAACAGTGTCGATCGACCGTGACCAGACGGAATCTCAACAGATCTCGGACTTGAAGAAGCAGTTCCAAAAGGCTGGGACGAAACTCAGCACTTCAGAAGCGAGGGATATGGCGAGAAAGATCCGGAAGGGTAAGTAGCCCTCTTGTCGGCGGGTGCTGTTTTCGGTGCCCGCCGACTTCGGTCACGGCTGCTGGTAGTCGAATGACAACGGCAGGTAGTACCGTGGCGGCATCACCTGGCCGTCGTGTTGAATCGGGACATGAGGTTCAACGTGTCGGTACTCTCCCCCGCCAGGTAATGCCACTCGGTTGAGTTTCCGAATGACTTCCTGGGCGAGATTGCGGACCGTGCCGACTGTCGCGCCCGCGACGGTGACGGTGAGCGCGCCAGCAGTCTCCTGTGCTGAGTAGTCGAGGGGCTGTTCGTAGTGCTCCCGGAGGGGTTGCGTCCACACAGCCAGATAGGGCTTGATGATGCCGCCTACGCTGGTGGGCACGGATTCGGGAACCATGCCGTCATACACACCCACGCCGACAGTTTTGAGCCGGTCGAGCGTCCACGTGGTGATGGGGATGATGTCAGTCAGGGAAGATCGCCTCCCCCGCCAGCTTGGACATGGCCTGCTCGAACCCAGTGACGCGTCGGTTGAATGCCGGCGCCATGTACGGTTGCGGGGCCATTCGACTCGTGCCTAGTTCGACGTGCTGGCCGTAATTTGCAGTTGGCCCGATCTCTGCGAACATTTCGTCGCCCTGGTTGTAGGTGTCGTAGCCGATGGAGGCGCGGAGGTTGCCGGTGTCCACGGGAACGTAGGTTTTCGCATCGGTTGTGATGTCTGCCGCCGCTTTTCCGATTGCCTGGGCTGCTTTGTCGTGGGCTCGTTGCCCGGCCTTGGAGATGTCGAGACCGAGGTTCTTCCACTCTTGGATTCCGTCCATCATGCCGCCCTCACTTCCTGTCCGTTCACGTCCTGGCACAGGTAGTCGCGTGTCCAGTTCGTGGTCCCCGATTCAGCCACGAGCACTTGGAACTCGCGCCCGGTCAGGTCCGGGTCGTCCGGGTTGTCGAGCACCTTGATCGTGGTTCCGTAGTGGAGCCATTTCGCGGCGATCGGCACCGAGATTCGGTGAGTGGCAATGACTTCGAGTCCGTCAGCCACCAGGACTGGTCGGGACGATTGGGTGAGGAACTGCACCGAGCACGGCGCGGACTCCCAGATCGGGAACACTTCCGGTTCTTGCGGTGCGGGCCAGTCGGGAATGTCGCCGAGCGTGTACGCGGTGCATTCGCCGGTGAGGAACCCGTACGCGGTTGGTCGGTGAGTGTCGGCCCAATGGTCGGGGATCACTTTGAGGCGGCCGCGGGCTATGCGAGTCATAACCGCATCTCCTCACCCTCTTGTGAACCGGCACCGTCGAGGTTGAAGACCATGAAGAACGGTTCGTCGTCCTCAGAGTCTTCTTCCTCCTTGGCCCTGGCACGGAGTGCTGACGCGTGTTTGCGGAGCGCGTCCGCAACAGCTGGCCCATCCGATGAGCGGTCCTGAGTGGTGATCTTCTTCGACAGGAGTGCTTCGTTCGACGCGATCGCGTCCAGGGCGTCCGCAGCCGCCCGCAACACTGAGTCACGGGCAATGGTGAGGAAACCTTTGATCTGATCGTTGTCGAAGTCTGGGTCATCCGCGTTGGTGTCGCCGATGATGAGCCGCACCTGGCTCACTGGATCGTTGTAATCAACCATTACAACTCCCTTGTTCGTGCCGTTCCCCGCCCCGCTGGATGGTGGTCACAGTGGGGCGGGGCCCGTGCTCAGGTGGGGTCAGGAACCGGTCGATGCGTAGGCGACGAGCGCCTTACCATCAGCGTCCACGAGACCCTTCGCGGCACCGTCGACGGAACGACCGCGGAAGTCGATCGTGTCGTCGTGGTAGGAGCCTTCCTCGAACGGGATCTCGCCTCCGCCGACACGGTTGCCCTGGTCGCGCTTGGTGCGAATGTCCACGTTCTCGTGGCCGAGCAGCTGAGCATGGATGACAGCGAAGTGGTCGCTGGACTTGTTCGCCAGCAGATACCAGGTGGTGCCACGCTTGGCCGACTTATCGATTTTCGCCAGCCACTTCGCCACGACGACAGTCACGAGTCCGCGGAATGGGTTCTCCATGCGGGTCTTCGTGACCTTGTTGCCGTCAGTGACCTGCAGTTCGAGTTCAGCTGCGTTGATGATGTTGTTCGCCTCGATCTGCAGGGTCGGGGGAACGACGAGCACGAGGCCGGTGGTGTCGACTAGGTCGCCACGGTGGTCTTCCTTCAGTGCGAACGACTTCACGGCATCCTGGAGGTTGACCGGGGTGAGTGGCTTCGTGTCGACCGTGTCGAAGAAGTCGGCACGCGGTCCGGTCTCGGACACGAACGTTTCGAACACGTTCCGGTTGGAACGCTCCGTGGCGCCGTTACCGAGGCGGCGGGGGAAGTCGGCCATGTCGGTGAAGTCACCGGACAGTGCGAGCTCCCACGTGTACCCGAAGCGGCGACCGTACTTGCCGACCTTGTACTCGACTTCGAGTTCGTCGAGAGTGTCGGCCTTGTACTCTTCGCCTTCACCGACTTCTTCGAATTCGGTGTTGCCGAACAGGTCGCGCAGCTTCTTCGGTCGGAAGTCGGGAACCTTCTTCTCGATCGCGAACGCTTCGTACTCCTTGACGGCGTCCTTCTGAGCCTGGATGGCTTCGACTTCGAACCCCTTCGACAGGAGGATCGGGAAGTCGCTGGTGGACATGGCCTCACGGAACTGGGCAAGTCCGAGGTTGGTGCCCTTCTGGGCTTCGTTGAACAGCTTGGCGGCGCTGAGCACCTTCTGCTTCATGTTGGGGGCTGTGCGGAATTCCGCCTCAGCCAGCAGATCAAGTTCCATTGTTATCTCCTAAGAGTGTGGTGGGGTCAGGCGCCGGCGGCGGGTGCGGGCGGGACGGCACCGAACGGTGCGACTTCGGCGGGGCCGGTGCCGGTGGCCTTGGCCTGGTTCGACACACCCCAAGGGGTGTCGTTCGCGGTTGCGGTGAGACCACTGCCGCCGAGGTAGACGACCTGCCCTTCGGTGAGGGCGCCAGCGACGTCGATCTCCCAGGAGCCGTCGAGCCACACGGTGACTCGGTCGCCCTGTTCGGCGTCGATGAGTGCGACACCCCGGTAGGCGCCGATCGCGACAGCCTGACCGGACTTGTAGGCCTTGTCGGCGGTGAGGGCGATGTGCTTGTTCTCGGGGTACTTCTGGTTCTTCGCCATGTCAGGCTCCCTTCAGGGCTGTGAGTTCGTCGTACGACGGCAGCTCAGCTTCGGTGGCAGTGGTGTCGGTGGTGACGGGTCGGGACTCTCCCAGACCACGAACCTGACCGGTACCGGCTGTCTTGGTTTTGTAGTCCTCGGCGAACGTCCGGGCCTCCTTGATCAGGTCGTCTCCGGTGGCGTCGGATTCGGCGAGTCGGTCGATGAGCAGGTCCTTGACCATGCCGGGGTCGACTCCGTCGAATGCTTCCTCGACGACGTTCGCGACTTCGGTTCGGCGGGCTTCCTTCGCCTTGGACTTCTTCAGCTCCGCGATTTCGGCCTTGAGTTCGGCGTTTTCGCGGCGGAGCTTCTCGACTTCGGTTTCACCCGAGTTGCCGCCGCCGCTGCCGTTCGCGTTCTTCTTCGAGTCGGCTTCTGCGACCCGGCTGGTGTCCGTGGTGTCAGCCATGTTGGCTTTCTCCTTCTGTTCGGATTCCTGTGTGGGTTCCTTCCCAGCCGGGGCCGGGTTGGTCTGTTTGGGAACGAACGTCGTCGTGGGAACGACTTCTGTCGCTGTTCCGGTGAGGGTGACGTTCACGCCGTCGATGGAGTACGCCTGCTCGAGTGTTGTGTTCGAGTCGTCGGTGTCGAGGTCGAACCACACGTGGGCATCGTCGTAGTCGCGTAGCCACACCCATGTGTTCTCCGCTCCGTGCGTATTCTTGATGGCGTCTTGAAGCAGGCGGCGGATCTCTTCGGCGGTGGCTTCGTTGAACCGGGCGGATTCGAGTAGCTCGAGCACCTTCCCGCCGCGGCCGGCCTTGGTGACGAAGTCGACGCTGCGGGCTTCGGTGAGTTTGGTGACGACGCGTTGGCCGCTTGATTCACTGACTTCGCCAGAGGCTCGGATGCTCACGCCGATGTCCTCAGCCATCTCGGCGATGATGGGTTTCCAGTGAGAGAAGATCTTCGCCTCCGCGACGAGGCCACCGACTTCGTCGTCCCAGTGGGCGTCTTCGGTGAGGACTCCGACGAGGTCGCGCAGTGATCCTTCTGGTCGTTGCCATTCCTGGGCCTCGGTCGCGTGGTCGAGGTACATGTGCAGCCCCTGACCGAATACCTTGTCGCGCCCTGCGGCTTCGATGGTTTCTTTCGGGTAGACGCCGCTCGACCCAGTGCCGGGGGTGATGATGCCGATCTTGGCCCGTCCTCCCGCCTTCGGGGTGAGAGTTGCGGTCTCTTTGAGGAGTGTCATTGGTTCGCCTTCCTGCGGAGGTCTGCGAGTGGGGTTGCCTGATACGAGGGCCGCCAGTCGGGGTTGTCGACGCGGCGGGCCATGTCGGCCAGGCCGATCTGTCCGTCTTGGAGCATCCGGTACCGGTCGGGGCCGAGGGCAGCGACAGCGTCGTGGGGGTTGTTGGTTATCCAGTCCTCTGCTGAGGGGGTGATGTCAGGTGGTTCGTCGATGTCGAATCCAAGGTCGCGCCACGACTTTGTTTTGGGGATGAAAGTGCATCGCCCGTTTTGGTGATCGAACGGGCCTTCGGTGTCGGGCGGGTATTCGGTGCCATGTTTCGCAATGCAGGATGGGCAGGTGCGGGATGATAGTTCTGCATGCCACACGACCGCGGTCACGGTCGGGTTGGCCATGTTCTGTGCCCGGTTCGCGGCCCGATGAGCATCCAGCTGTTCGGTGCGGGCGATGCGCAGAGCTCGTGTGAGTCCCCCGTTGAACCCGGAGCGTGCTCGTTTGAGCATCTCCCGTGCTGCTCTGTCCGGATGCCAACCGCTGGGGACTGCACGAATCAGTGCGCTCTTCATCGCGTCGACTGCCTCGGCCGACAGCGGCAGGGATGAGGCATGGATCTGACCGAGGGACCGTTCGATGATCTGTTCAAGTGCCGGCTGGTCGACACGCGTGAACGACGGGAGGAGCTTCGAATCAACGGGCGGCATCTGGGACGCCGCAACACCGGTGGTGAGGTCCGCTGTGCGTTCCACAACCTCGCGCACCGAATCCTCGAGGAGTGGCCCAAGCTCGGCTGCGAGTTCCCGCAGTTTCGCCGCGGTCATCGCCAACGCTCGTTGAGTGCGTGCCAGATTCGTGATCTGCGCTGGAGTGAGTGGTTCGCCTGCCGCTTTCTTCGCGAGGATGACGGCGATCGTGTCCTGCCATTCCTGAGCGACTTCCTGCCAGGCTTGCGCCCACCGTGCGGTGAGTGCGCGTGTGGAGGCGTCAACATAGTCGTCGACCGTCGCCCTGAGTTCGGCGGCCCGGCGTAGCGTCAACTCTGTGATTGCCACGCCGGACCACCTCCGTTACTGGTTGAGCACTGCTGCGGGGTCCTCGCCACGGTTGTATGCATCCACGGCCGCATCCCCCGCACTGATGTTCGGGTCGATGAAGTTGCCGGCATCGTCCGTGAACTGGTCGAGGATTTCGTCGACATCCCTGACCCCGAGTGCACGGAGCAGGAGACGCATGGTCTCCAGCGGCGGGAGCTTGCCGGTGGCGTCGGCGTCAACGATGGCCTTCACGATCACAGCCACATCAACGTCGTCGAGGTCCGGCCACGTGATGGTCAGAGTCCGGTCCCCGTCCCCCTGGAGGATGACTTCCTCCTGCTGGGTGTACGGGTCCACCTTGATGCCACCCTTGAGTGGTCCCTGCGGGGCGAGGACAGCCTGATCGATGACGTGGTTGAGGATCGCCCGCTTCGCTTCGGTCCAGACTTCCCTGCGCCCCTGCATCTCCAACTGGGTGGGCTGGTCCAGGGTCTCAGCGACAGCCCGCGCACCGGTCTGACCAGGGTCCGCGAGGAGCGTCGTCACCGGCAGCCCGAAGGCCGCGGCGATCATCGTCGCCAACGGTCGACCGGACTCGGCGTCGATCGTGGCCCCCGACTTGGGGACCGCCTCGAGCTGGGAGTTCGGGTCCATGGCGGCCACTCCCCCGGCCTCACCGAGACCATTGAGAGCTGAGCGTGCCTGTTGGGCGCTGGAGCGTTTACCGGAGAGCTTCCATGCGATACGGGCGAGGGACTTCATGAGTTTCGCCCAGTCCTCGAGGAACTCCCGGTACGCCCTAGCCCAAGGCAGGGCCGCGTATGCGTCGCCGATGCCGAACTTCCCGACCGCGTTCACCCTGATCTGCAGGACCGGGGCGGACCAGTCGACGGGGTTGCCGTCGATGACGGGGAACTTGCGTTTCGGCTTGTGGCCGAGTGCCGGGTACCAGGTGGTCTTCTGCCGGGTAGTGACGCGTGAGGTGCGTTCGCCGATCGTGGTTTCCACGTAGTCGCGGCGGTAGAACCAGGCCTCGGACTTGTCTTCGGGGTTGGTGATGATGTCCGTCATCTCCAACGGATCCAGTGTGCGAACCCTGGTGAACCCTGTGGCGGGGTTGCTGAACATCACCGCGTACACGTTACCGTCGGTGCCGAGCTGCTTCTCCAGCTCTTCGTGCGCTTGCGCACCTGTGAACGCTTTACGGTTCCCTTGATCGTCGAGGAAAGCTTGCACCACAGCGTTGACGTCCTGTGTGCCCGATTCTTTTCCGTCAGGAGCTTGGATGCCGATTCCCTGCCCCCACACGTAGCCTGCCCGGATGGAGAGTCCACGCTTCACGAGAGGGTTGAGGGTTGCCATGGCCCGGCACAACTGTGCGGCCTGTCGGCGGCCCTCGGGTGTCATTTCCTGGTCGAAATTCTGCCCGATCTGCACCCAACCGCGGTCTTCCCGATACAGGGCTTCCATGCTGTGGGCGGCTTCCTCGAGCCGGAACTGTGCCGTGTTGAGTTCAGCCTGCATGCGTTTGAACTCTGGAGTGTCACTTACTGATTCTCGGAGGCCGAGCCAGTCGAGCATGCCCATGTGGGCCTCCTTTCCAATCAGTACGGGGAGATGGACCATTCGCGGTCGTCCTGCCATTCCTCAGCGACAAGGTCGGCTTGGTCGACCAGGTCGTGCAGGAGTAGGTAAGACACGGCCTGTGAGAGTGCGTCCACGGTGTCGTCGTGCGGACTGTTCGGGAACGACTTGGTTTCCTCGAGCAGGTCGCCCACGTTCGGCAGTAGAGCCGCGTCGGGTAGGTGCACGTTGCGGGCGAACACGAACGGGCTGATCGCGTTCGCCCGGGCTAGTTTGGAGCCTTCGGGTTCGATGGGGATCATGCCGGCGACTTGCTTCGCCAGGTGTGCGAGCACCGCGGAGCCGTTCGCTTTGTCTTCGATGAGTTTCGCGGAGGCCTGCGGCCATTTCGCGGTCATCGCTTTCACTGCATCAACGGTGGCGTTGAAGTTCAGTCGGTCGCGGATTTGGTCGAGGAGGTACGCGTTGATACCCACGCGCAGCCATACTTGCCCAACCACGAAGTCGGATTCCTTGGTGTCTTTGAACGCCATGTCCCAGGACTGGATGAGTTCGTACCCGTTCTCGGCCAGACCGGGGATGGTGCGTGAACCGTCGGGGCGTTGCACCCACATGGGTTGCCGGTAGCGTGCCCAGTCCTCTTCGGGTGGGAACACACCACCTTCACCGGGGCTGGGTTGGCCTTGGTAGAGGCTGGCCCACGTCTTGGGACCGGATGCTTTCTTCCGGGACTCCCACTGGGCCAGGGTGCGTCCTCGGGCGGAGATCATGAACTCGCCGGGTTCGCGGTCGAGAATGTCGGTCTCGCCCTGTTCTGGACGGTGGTCAGCTTGGGCGGGAATGTTGAGGAAGTCCCAGTCGGTGTCGGCTTCGGCGAGGAGGCGGCCGGCAAGGTCGTCGGCGTGCCACCGGGTGAGGATGACGATGACGGGTGCACCAGGTGCGAGACGGGAAAGCGCAACGTCGGTCCACCATTCCCACGTCTTTTCGCGGATGGTGGGGCTGTCGGCTTGTTCGCGGCCTTTGATGGGGTCGTCGATGAGGAGGAGGTCGACCGGGCGGCCGGTCATGGCGCCGCCGACACCGGTGGAGAACATGCCGCCGTCGTGGCCGTCGAGCTGCCATTCGCGTTGTGCTGACACGTCGTCGCGGATGGTGAGGCCGATGTCGGGATTTTGGCGGATGTCGTCGCGGACTGTGCGACCCCAGCGTTCGGCGATTCGGGCTTCGTAGGAGGCCATGGCGATGCGCAGGTCACGGTTTTGTGTGAGTGCCCAAAGTGGGAATCGGCGTGATGCGCGTTGGCTTTTGCCTTCCTGGGGTGGCATGGAGATGATGAGCCGCGAGTCTGGGGTGTTGAACGCTTCGACGAGTTTTTGGTCGATGAGTTCGAGTGCTGGGGTTTGTTTGGTGCGGTGGTCGAGGTGTTGGGCCATGGCACCGGGTGTGTCCCAGACGGGTGCGTTGTCGACCTTGTGTGCTTCGAGCTTGTCTGCGAGCGCCGTCATCCAGTCAACGGACACGACGCACCTCCATGAAGTTGATGCCGGTTTTGAGTCGAGTGCCGGCGAACTCGTAGCCCGGCACGGTAGGTAGCGATGCCCGGTGCGGAGCTGCTTGTGGTGGTCGGGGTCGCGCACCCCGCTAGCCCCAGTTGGTGACGCAGACCGGCCCTGCGAGTTTGAGTGCCCCTCGGAGCCAGCAGCAATGCGTCTTCAACGAGGGGCGTGGGGTCGCATTCCGCGGGTAGAAAAGTGACGAAACACCCCGGGAATGCGAAAGATGGACCGGTGCCCGTAGACACTTCGACTCATCTACCGCATAGCTAATCCCCTAACCTGCTTTTTGTCCAGATCGACACCCCGACTGTTGGGTGCGGGTGAGGACTTCTTCGAACCGGAACAGGAGGGGTGATTTCGGTCCGGGTCCTTTCCGTCCGACGGGGTGGAGTCCTTCGTACTGGCCGAGGATGCCGGTGGCTCGGTTGCGGTTGTCGACTTCGAGGAGTTTGAGGATCTGCTTTGCCGTGGTTTTGATGCCGTGGACTTGGGTGAGGACGAGGGCGCATTCTTTGGCGGTGAGGTCGACGTCGGCGATGCCTGCTTTCAGGCGGTCTTGGCCTTGTTGTGGGGTGTAGGTGGTGCCGTCGATGATGACGCTGGCTTGGTCGTGGCGGGCGTAGACGGGGTGTCCGTTGTGCCAGCCGCAGAAGCGTCGGTCGTCGATGTGTCGGTTGAGTTCGTCGTGGATGGCCCGCATGTCGTGTTGGATTTCGGTTATGAAGTCGTCGAAGGCTGGGTGGTGGGCCATCCAGTCGGCGTATCCGTAGATCCAGGCGGCGATGGCGGTGGTTTCGTCTCGGCCTGTGTAGGTGTGGTGGCCTTCTTCGACGATGAGGAGCGCCCAGGAGGTGAGGGTTTGTTTGAGGTTGTCGCGGGCGATGACCATGTTGTCGGTCATGGGTGCTTTGGGTGCCGCGGTTGCTCCCCCGTTATTGGTTCCGCCGTAGGTGGGGACGGGGGCTGCGGGTTCGATGGTTTCGATGAGGTCTGAGATTCGGTCGCAGAGATTGCGGATCTTCTGGGCTGGGGCTGGGGCAGTCATCGAACCTCCTTGACGGACTCGATGAGCACACTGTGCGACCAGAACTTCCGGAAGTCGTCGTACTTCGCCCCGAATGCGTCACGTAGCTTGTCCGTAGCCTCGTCGATGGTTTCGGCGAACACTGATGCTGGTGTCGAGGTGACGTACTCGCGGCCGTATGTGTCGCGTCTGCGCACGGTGCAAGTGAACTCATATCGGGGCGCGGAGGGGATGATCGGCTCTGGCCGTGGCGGCTGGAACATCCCCGGGGTGCAGAGGTCTTTAGGCATGTGGTCCCCTTTCGATGTAGTCGCGGCTGTTCCACACGTTGCCGCAGCAGTGGCAGTGGAATCCGACAGCGTGTTTGAGGATGCCGTCGGATGCATACACGGGTTCACGGTGATCGTGGAGGCAGATGATGGTCGCCCTAGACTCGCGTTCGCATAGCACCTTCTCGTCGACTAGCTCGTGAGTGCAGTCTTCGTGGCCCGGCTTCATGCGTCTTCCCCATTGACCTTCATGCGAAAGTCACGCCGCGGCGCTTCTCCGGGCAGAATCGTGACTTTGCCCCTCTTGCTCTCGGTGCCGTCAAGGGTCTTCACAATCTCCGTGCCCGTCACGTACTGAGGGAAAATGTGGAGCTCGAGAACCGTATTCGGGTCGAGGCCGAGTATCTTGACGGCTTCGACGACCTGCTTGCGTGAGACTGTTGCGCTCATGGTCTTCCTGCTTTCTGCATGTCTGCGATCAGTTGTTCGTACGTGTCGGCGATGAGTTCCGCGGCGGTCACCCACAACATGGCCCCGGATGCGGCGGCTTGTTCGGCTTGGGTGATCGCGTCCTCGTAGATGCTGTTCGCGTGCCCTTTCACGGTGAGTCCGTCCGGTGTGGTGCCAACAGCCCCGTGCTCAAGTGCCAGGAGTCCCGCTGCGCGTTGGAGGCGTTGCCGTTGCGCCATGACTTGTTGGATGGTCATTTGCCGCCTCCTGCGAGGTTGCGGAGGATGCGAGGGATCTCGGTGGCCGCAGTCTGCATCTGTTCGGGTGTGGCACTGATGGCGGTGAGGAGGGATGTGAGGACGGTTTCGAACTGGGCGCCCGTCTGTTCCGCCAGTTTGACTTGGCGTTCGTCGACGCCGGCCTTCAACGTCTCAGCCGCGTACCGGGCGAGCTGGTCCTGCGCTTTGTGCAACAGCGTGTATACGACGTGCTGGCGGGCTTCCTCGACGATCTCTGACGAGTGGCCCATCGGGCCGTTGCCTTCGGATTCTTTCGTCTTCCCCCACCAAAGGTCACCATCGGTTTCGAGGAGCTCCACCTGGTGCCGCAACCATTCGACTTCACCGGCTTTGGATGCGACGAGGTCGAGGAGCGCCTGTGCAGGGTCAAGGTCGTCGTGGGGTGTGCCGAGACGACGAGCGACGCGGGTGAGCTTCTCCTGCTCCAGGTTCCTGGTGGCTGCGGCACGAGCCTTCTTCGATCCCCCACCGTGGCGCAGGCACACGCGGAGACCGCGGACAGGGTAGTTCTTGCACTGGTCGCCGCGCTTCTTCGACGTGGCTTGGCACTTGGCCGGATCCCATCCGGTCTTGTCGACCATCAGAGTCCGCTCACTTCGGTGGTGACGTACACGGTCGCGTCATTGGGTACCGAGTGCAGGTGGTCGCCGATGCGGAGGGTGCTGGTGTCGGTGGTGGTTTCGAGGGTGATTGAGTGGAGTGTGCCGCTACGGCATCGGCCGAGGGCTGCGAGAGTCGGCAGGGTCACGGTCTTGCCGAGGTCGCTTGCGTTGAGGTGTCTGACGATCATGCACGAAGCTAAACGCCGGGCACGGGAAAGTTACCAGGGGCGACACGCGAACCATGGGAAGAAAGCGATCTTCTCGGCCTATCCACTCAGTGCCGCTAAGTGACTGATATAGTGTCACTATGGAAACGATTCATTGCCCCAATTGCGGCCACCACATTGCAGACCTCCAGCCCGCCGGCACTCCCGACCCCGCAACACCCGCCAGGATTGACGCACGGACAGAGTTGCGCAAGTTCCTTGCAGAGCGGACAGTTCAACGGCAAGGTAGCCGAGAAGAGTCCGCGGACATGTACTCCTCCTATGTGGACTGGTGTGAAGAGACGGGCGCACAACGAATGACCCGACGCATGTTCGGGCTGGCGATTGAAGACCTTCCCGAGGTGACAAGAACTCGGTCAAATGGAGTGCGTTACATTCTGGGTCGAAAGCTCATGTGACACTGATCCCCAGGCCGCTATGCCACACTGGCGTCTATGGTTCCTGGCACTGTGTATGAGCTCTCCGAGCATGATCGGTTGATCCTCGATTTGGAGAAGACCACGCACGCTCCTGCTGCGCGTGACGCGTTGTGCCGGCGCATCAACTTGCCGGTCGAGAAGTACGCTGTTGTGCTCGAAGGGCTCGCGGATACGGACGCGGCCTACAGTTATGCCCCGGAGGTTGTGGAGCGGGTCAGGCGGTTGCGGGCTGAACGGTTCGCGTTCGAACGCCGGCAAGGCCGGTGGAAGACGTTCATGCAGTAGGTCGCCCCTGTGACGCTGGGTGTAGTTTTCCGGGATAGGATGCTGGGATGAACTCCGACCAGCATGACGATTCCGACGCTAGCTCAGAACACGAAGCTACGCCTGGCGAAGTGTTTTTTCTACGGATCTCGTCCTTACTCAGCACGTTTTCTCACAGGCAGTCCGAGGTTCTCAGGATGTCCGAGTTCTTCACCGAGCGCGATGCAGAGTTGAACGATGCAAAGGAGCGCGCAAAAAGGAGCATCGAGCGAGGGCTTCAGCAAGACGTAGACGAGGACTTGCTTGACCGATACTTGCGAATCTTTGCCGACATTGATGACCTCGAGGAGGTCGAAGAGCCTGATCGGAAAGAACGCGAGATTGCGTTTTCCGAAGGACTCGCAGAAATTGGCAGCGAGCTCCCGGAGGGCGTCGAAGCTACATATATCGAAGCAATTGTGCGTACAACTCGCCGTTCGATCGGTTCACGCTTTCTTCACTCATCGCTATTGATGATCCTGGTCGGTGAGCTCGAAATGTTCATCAACCAGCTGGCTAGAGCTTCGTTTGAAGCACGCCCAACCGCACTCGACCAGGGTGAGCGACAGCTAACCTGGGCCGAAATATCCAGTTTCGATTCCATCGATGCGCTCCGAGATCGTGTAGTAGACAAGACCGTGGACGATCTATTGCGAGGGTCGCTGCAGGACTGGGTCGAATTCTTCGAATCGAAGTTCGGGATAAACCAGATTACAGCAGCACGTTCGTTCGACGCTGTCGAAGCAGTCCAGCGCCGGCACTGCATAGTTCACAATGCGGGCCATGTCTCACAGCAGTATCTCGATAAACTAGGAGAGAAAAACGTCTCCGTCGAGCTTCACGATCTACTGGAAGTTGACGATCCTTATGTACAGAAGACTGCGGACATACTGTTTTTAGTTGCATACAGCCTGGCCTGGGCTATCGCAATGAAGGTCAACCCCGATCCAGAGTGGCGAGACGAACTTGTTAGCACTTTTGCCAATCGAACGTTCTATCTACTCCAGGACCGGAGGTACAGCCTCGTGGCAAGCATTGGAGAATCCGTACCGTTGGACAAAATGAAAGGCGAGAGCGGAGAGTATTCAGCTTTTATCATCCAGGTCAACCGCTGGATCGCGTTGAAAGAAGCAGGAAAGTTCGAGCTCGCTCGAAAAGAAGTCGAAGAGTTGCCCGTAGCAACGCGATCGGATCATTACAAGCTTGCAAAGTATGCTCTATTGGACGAAAAGGAGCAGGCTCACGAGGTTGCTCAGCGTATGATTCGTAATGACGAGCTAAGCAGATCTCATATGCTCACTTGGCCACTGCTACGAGGGGTAAGGGACTACGCACGATCGCTCGACACGGTAGACAACGAGCCTCAGGCGAGTAGTATCAGAAGCGTAGACGACTAGACTGTTTGAGAGGAAAATTGATGAGTACTCCGGACCTATGACACGACTTGCATCCAATTTGGCGCCGCGAACTTCCAGTTCGCGGCGCTTTCGCTTTCGATGCTTCATCGGCAACAGTTGGCCTCCGCTAAGCTACTCCGCCCAAGGCAGCTTCACCAGTTCCGGCCCGTCCTCCCCGACGATCTTCCACCCGTATTGGCCTCCCGCGTCGGGGTCGCTGGTTTTGATGTACATCCCGCTGGACAGCAGCCAGTTGCGGTGCCATTCGCCTCGTGTGTGCTTGGCGAGGTGGTTGTAGTACTTGCGGCCCGGTTGGGGACGGAATGCTCGGTTGACGTTGTCGCTGTCGGTCATGGTGTTCTCCATCCTTGGAAGTATCTGAGGGTTGAGTTGGTGCAGTGTGAGTTATCTGCCTGACATGATCACTACTGCGCTAGCCTGTGAACGGGCCGACGGCTGAAGCCGATGCCCGAGCAACACCACCCGCAGCATCGTCGATGAGAGGACCCGAAATGAATGCCAATCGTGCCGGCATTGTGTGGAATCCGTCCAAGACCGAGAAAGCAGACCTTGAGGCCCCGCTCCCGGCACAGCCTGGCGTCGACATCACGTGGCACGAAACCGAGGAAGACGATCCCGGCAGATCAGCGACGCAGGCCGCGCTCGATGCTGGTGCTGAAGTCATCATCGCTGCAGGAGGAGACGGGACAGTGCGTGCGATAGCTGGTCATCTCGCGGAGATTGACTCCTCTGCCGAGCTCGGCATCGTTCCACTGGGGACAGGGAACCTCCTAGCCCGCAATCTCGACGTTCCGCTAAATAGCTTGGGCGAGGCAATGGATCGCGCACTCAATGGCTCAGCACGCGAAATCGACATGGGCTGGGTGGAGGTCACCCTTCCTCAGGGCATGAATCGTGAGCCTTTCGTCGTCATGGCTGGGTTCGGAATTGATGCCCACATGATCACAGAGACCAACGATGATCTTAAGGACAAGGCGGGATGGCTGGCTTACGTTGAGTCGCTTGGTCGCGCCGTCTCTGCCAGTGATGTCATGGAGATTAACCTTTCTCGCGGGGGTGAACCGATCGGGCACGAGTCGGCGCATACTCTTATCGTCGGCAATTGCGGTACGTTGCAGGGCGGTATTACTCTCCTTCCCGATGCTGATCCCACTGATGGTGAACTGGATGTTCTTATCCTCAAGGCAGAGGGTGTCACTGGTTGGCTCGACACGATGAAGAACATGGTGTGGGATAACGGTTTGCGGAAGATGATGTCGAAGGATGAGTCTGCGAAGAGCAGTGACAGCGCGATCCATCAGCGGGTTTCTTCTTTGACTATTGAGCTTGAGCAGCCGCGCATCGTCGAGGTTGACGGTGACGAGGTCGGTGAGACTAACCGGATCGATGTGACGATTAAGCCCTCGGCGTTGCGAGTGCGATAGTTCAGCTGAGGAGGGTGACTGGGGCTTCGTTATTTGCCGTTCCTCGATCCACGACTTCACGGTGTCAGTCATCGTTCGGTCTCTCTTTCATGATCGCGTTGCATTCGCCACTTGGCGTGATTCGGGTGGTTCTCGGGGTCGATCACGTCATACCCCCGACCACCGCATCCGCATGTCTTGTCACAGGCGAATCCATGCCGATGCGGTTCCTGGTATCGGCAGAGCGGGTGGTGGCAATCCTGCATAGATGTGCATCCACACCTGTCAGTCATGCTTCCTCCTCGATCCGGTCGGCACGCTCTTTGAGCCAGATGCTCGCGTAGTCGTACGGGCTTCTGAACAGGCCCGTCATCTGTCCTGGGCCAAACTCCGTTGCCGCTTCCCTCAGCGCATCCGCTTTGATCTTCGCGATGCCGCGCTCAGCGTCGGCCTTTGCCTGGTCGTAGTTCTCGCCCGCCGCTTCTTCCATGGCCCCGGCGTAGCAGCCGATCAGCTCGGCCTCGTCGGGCGTGTACTTCTCACTCATGGCCAGCCCCTCCGAGTCGGTTAGTGATTGTGTCGATGATTCCGGCCGCCTGGTCCCCCATGCCCAGGTCGGCATACATGCGCACCATGTTGACGAGCGTCGCCGTCCGCTGCTCGTGGGCGAGGGCGAGGGTGGCCTGTGTTTGCGCCAGCAGTGCTGTGGCAATCGCGCCATTATGGTCGTCGTACTCCATATTGCTCGCTGCCTGCTGATTGAGTGCGCGGGCATCGTTGATGTGCGGGTTGCCGGGCATTGAGGTGGTCACTTTGTCTCCCATGTTTCGATTCCATCCCGACCCACGGCAGTTTTCCCAGTGCCGACACGCGGTTGGTGAGGTTCCGTTCCGGCCCCAATGGTTGGTGAGGTTCGGTGTGCCCGGGTGAGTCGCCGGCGGGTGATGAGGTACTCGATGAGGCGGATCATTCGCCCACCGCCAAAGCACGGGCAGAACCCATGGCCTCGGGGAGAGTAGCGAAGTCCGTAGACCCTCCTTCGCTGTCCGCGTCCCACACGACGAACATCGGCTCGCTTGGGTAATAGACAACATGCGGCACAGGATGATCGCCACATACCCTCAGCCCTTTGCACACGTCCCGGTGCTGGTCGCGTTCGATCAGCAGGCGCATTTGAACATCGCTGATCTTCTCTCCCGGCCATCCAATGCCGTCACGGTCGCGGATGATGTTGACCCAACGGGTGTTCGGGCGCAGGAATAGTCGCCGCACCCATTCCCTCCCTCGCCTATCCGTGTACCGGCCCGAGGCGAGGATTCTGTCGATGTCGTTCATGAGGCCCGCCTGTTCTTGTACATGAGCTCCGGCGGGCACGGCACCGCGTCCGGGTTCCGCTCAATCGCTGGCCGGTTCGCACGCAGCCGACGATCACGGATTACCTTCGCCTCAGCGAGAATGTCGCCAGTGCGTGCCCTGCGAGCATTTGGTGCCGCATAGTGCCGGCTGATTGCTTCACGCCAGTCAGACTCCCACACGGTCGGGTTCTCCTCGACTGGGAACGTCCATGCGGCGAGGTCGTCGTCGGTGAGTGTGCGGCCATCGTGTGAGGCGATGAACCGCAGCAGGTCGGCGGCTAGGCTCCGAGCTGTCTTTGCCATGGGTTTGCTCCTTCTTCTTCGGCTTTGACTCGGGACCAGAGTTCAAGGTTCTGGTCATGTCGTATCTGGTCGAATGTGCGGGCTGGTCCCCGCTCGGATGGTCGTGTGCCGGGGCGTGGTGCGAACTTGGGTGCGTTGTTCAGCCAGGTGTGGAATCCGCGTGACCAGTCGACGAACGTTTTGCCGTTGGCGAGGGCGTGGTCTCGGAACTTCTCCGCTTCGGCACGGAGGTCGATGCCGAGTTCGGCTGCTTTCGCTTCGTGCGATTCGTTTGGTGCCCAGTCGTCGGGGATCCGAGTCTTGCGGCCGGCGGGTGCGGGTTTGCGGGTGTCCCCTGCTGGGGGACTTACAGGGGGTTTATTACTTACCTCTGTCTCTGACTCTGTCTCTATCTCTGCTACGTTTTTGCTAAGCAAATTGCTTGACTGTTTGCTAGGCGCTTTGCTTGGCATGGGCT